TGATTAGCTCGGGAGGTACTCCAAGGCTGTGATGGTGCTTGTTAGGTTCGGGCTGATAGGACGTACTGTTCGGGTTCACCACATCGAAGAAGCCGGGGGCGCGTCTCCACATCCATGCTAGATCGATGCTAGTGCCTTGTCCTGTGTGGAACCCGTTGTTAAACCCAAAGAAGTAAGCGGATGTTGTTGCCACGTCGGTTGTATTTGTCTTAAGTTGATCAGTTCCAGTAAGCCTTGAGTATACGAACGTACTATTGTTCGAGGCGGGGGCCTTATTAAGTGCTAAGTCCACAGGAAAACCAGAACGATAACTAGGTGGTCTCCCATCTCCTGTAGAACCCTCCGTATCAATAGCAAACAACTCCTCTGGATCATCGAACTCCTCTGCTGGCTTGTTAGGGCGGCGGATGGCCATGTAGATGTATTCTTGTGGACCCCATCCAGATTCAAATCTAAATCCAGTTGAACACGGCTGATAGGTACTGTCAGTAGCTTCAGCACCAGATTCGTTAGGAGATAAACGGTGATTGACGTTTCCTGCACCTAACACATCAATCCAGCCTCGCATGGTGTCATATATATCCCAGTTATGCCCAGTGCTAGGCCCGTCTGATCTCTTAACAAGAAGGAATTGAGGCTCCCACCCCAAGTCTATCTCTTGAATGCCGGGAGTTGAGTTTGCTGTGAAGCTCCCGCACTTAATCATCGACGCGTCTGAGTCGTCATGCGCGAAGAGGTAGGCTACGTATTCAGAACCGCTGGCGTTTACAGTGCTAAACGCACCTACAGTAAAGTCAGAAGCTGTTGGAGCTACGTCTCCCCATACCCCAGTATTGAAGGAGGCGCTAGAAGATGTGTTTAAGGTCAAATACTCTTTGGTAGGCTCGCTTAATCCCCTGTGATATACGGCCCAATCACCGGAGCCGCTAGTCGACTTAACAATAATCATCCCCGGCTTAACGCCAAGGTTATGTGGTATCTCACGCCCCGCTACGCCATTCCCCGTGTACGTCACCACGTCGAAAAATTTAGGAGCCTTGCGGAATGTCCATGAGACCATCTCTTGAGTAGCATTAAGCCCGTTAATGCCTTGCGGGAGCGTAAACCCGTCTGAGTTATAAGTTATCCACCCGCCAGATGCGTCACCTTCAGCGGCGGTGCTGGCAGAATCTAACCATTTTGTCCCGCCACGCTCAGTGTCCATGAGAATATGGAAGGTAGAGTCATCTCTGGCTTTAAACCAAGTAAGACCGCCCTCGCCAGCGAGATCAACGCCGTTCTCGATTGTCTGATTGCCGCCATTACCCTCGTACACATACGTCGAGAATACGTCGTCAACGTAGGTGCCACCGCCACCGCCGGAGTTATCTCCCCCGTTGTCAGGGACTGAGGACGATGTTGCTATCCCTCCAAGTCTTCTAGTAGCCATACTTAAATATCCTTACCAGCAACCAGCCCAACAAATGAAGTGCCACCGTCATCAGTAGTGAATACAAATACATCTGACTTATCAGCAGTAGCCGTTAGAACAGGTGCTGTACCTGTGGGCCACTTGACTGAAGCAGGCCATGTAACAGTAAAGCCACTGCCACCAGCATCTTGTGTGACCTTCAGGCTAAAGCCAGAGGAGCCAGTAGCAGGGGCATCTGCAAAGCTAATGGTTGTGTTGCCAGAGAGGACTAAAGAGAAACTACCGCCTGCACTCAATGAGACAGCAGGTGTTGCTCCCGTCAGCACTGTGTAACCCTCTGCCAAGCCACTACCCTCAATAGATAAGAAGTCCCCAGCAGGAACCTCTGAAATCTTCTCTGAAGTAGCGTCTACATATGTTGGGATTCTGTTAGCCATCTATATATCTCCTATGCGGCCAGTGGCAATTCAAGCTCACCACCGCGTGTCATTACGGCTAACTTTGTGCCGTCTAGTGTTAAGGGAAGCTGTGCATTACCAGAGCGCAGGGCTACTGGCAGCGTGTAGGTAACACTAGATCCACCACCAGCGTTATCTAGGGCGTCTTGGAGGCCGTTGACCTGTGATATCTCGTGCATGTGAGCAGACGGTGGGAACTCTGTAGGCTTGTTTTCTATGTCAGCCCAATCTGATACTCCACCTTCAGGCACCTCTGCCCACGTCTGTGATTGCCTACCGTATAGCTTGCCGTCATTAGGTGCATCAGAGAGTGACCCACCACCACCGGCATTCCAGAAGTCTATGTTGTCTTGTGTAATATCTTTTACGTGTGTAGGTACTGTAGGATCTGTTTCCTCTGTCAAGTACGCCTTACCATCGGCACTCTTTTCAGCCTTAGATTCAATAGCTACTTGAATGGAGTTAAATTCAGCATCAAATTCAGATCCACGAACAACCTTGTCAGGGTCACCAGAGGGTAAAGAATCTTTAGCAGTAAAATTAGTAAGTTTTACGTAATCAGACATAAGGTGTCCCTATCCGTTGTGTCTTTTAATTAAGTACCCTCAATGAAGACACTTAAGTAAAAGGGGGCCATTGCAGCCCCCGTGTTACTCTTAAGCTTTGACAGCTAAGACTAGACCAGCCTCTGGGCGGTACGTTTGTACGCCATAGAGAGTGTCAGCAGTGTACAGAGTTGAGAGGTACTCCTGCTTGTACTGAGTCTGTGACCGTACAGCCATTTGCTCAGCTAGGACAATAGCGTCCTTGTGGAAGAACAGACAACCACGTACATCTGTGTCCAGAGTTGGAGCATTAGATGATACGTATACGTCTACACCGTAGAGGTTACCAATGAGGCCTGACTCTACAGCCTTACCACCAACAAAGTCACTAGATACGTAACGATCAATACCCATGATGTCACGACGGGCAGATGGAGGAATCACTAGGTAGCGATTGTCCATAGGCACGTTGTTATCATCCATCACTTTGATAGCTTCTCGGAAGCCTTCATCGTTAAACGCTAAGGCCGGGGCACCATCAAACAACTGAATGCTGTCAGCAGTGAACTCCCAAGTTGCTGAGTTAGTCCAATCAGCGGCAGCCGTTGGGTTAGCTTTACGTGTACCATCTCCAAAGCCTGTAGCACAGTTAATCAACGAGTTGTCAACTTGGACAGCCAATTGATAACCAGCGTCTTCTGTGTAGAACTGTCGCAACGAGGTCAACGCTTGTACTTCTACGATGTCTTCAATGAAACGTGAGTACTCAAAGTGCTGGTCAACAGCAATTGTAAGTTCTTGTTCTACGTTAGCTTGAATAGTAACCACGGTGTTAGCCGCTTTAACGTTGGCTTCTCCGCGAATGGGCTTAGGTACGTGAATAAGATCACCCTTCTTACCTGTCATAGACAAACGCTTGACGAGTGGGGCCATCTTAAGGTTCTTTTGGAAGGCCGCGATGATCTCATCACTCCAGATTTCTGGGATGAATGTATCAGCGTTGACCTTGTTTACAATGGAGGTGGCACCTCCGGGATAACTTGCTTCAGCCATTTTACTTCTCCTAAATTATTTTACCCTCTTGTCGGCATAGGCGGCCATGATTTCAGGTTGTAATGCCATATATCGATCTGGGTCATTTTTCATAAGTTTAATAATGTCAGCACGACGATAGATTTTCTTGCGTGACCCCTCAGATGATCCCCTAGCGTTACCTGCACTAGCAGACTTAACGGCACCCTTACGAGCTACTTTTTCAGCATTTGCTGTCTGATTTACTACATCCCTGCGTTCTTTCCAGTTATTAAATAGCTCATCAGCAGCATCGTAATCGTACCCTTGGTCAGCTTCTACAAACAACTTAGTTCTAACTTTAGAAGCTTTGATCCACTCAGCAAACTTAGGGTCTTGCAGTACTTGTTCCATATCAGGATGATTGGACTTAAGTTGTGCAAGAGTTGCCTGTTGTCTGTTACGCTGGGCGTATGCTTCTGCTTCTCTAATCTTAGGGTGGTTGTCAATAGCTCTATTAACAGCCGTCTGTGGGTCAATAAAGAAGTCTGTTTCATCTTCTTGTGCTTGTCCTAATTGAGGTGCTTGGTTTTGCTGGCTGAGTTCTGTCTGGATGTAGCTATCAACTACGTTTCTAAGCTCGCCTACTTCCGTACTCTGTTTGCCTGAGAACTTCTCAAGCTCTTGGTGCATCTGTACTAAATCCTCTACAGACTTACCGTGGTACTTTTCGGGAACAACAGTTTCTTCTAGAGTTGGCTCCTGTGTTTCTTCTGGAGTCTCTACAGTGTTCTCTGTGTCGAGTAGATCCGTATCTTCTTCTTCCGGACGCTCATTTACTAAAGTTGCTCTTGACATTAAAACTTACCCCGCCTTCTTAGGTTATGGAGAAATAAAATAGGAGATGCCCCTAAGGATTCCTAACTGGTCTGCCTTGCTTTTTCATGTTCACGTACCCATCTAGAGTGCCTGCCGGGGAAATCCCCAGAAGCACCCTCTAGTACGTGATTCGTAGCAGAGACAATCTTTGTAGCATTAGCACCACATTCGCACCTACTGATTGTAGCACCAGATTCTACAAATTCTTCAAAGATATGCCCTTGGGCACACTTAAATTCAAATACTTTAATCATCTTCGGCCTTATTAGCCTCTTCATAGTTGGTATTTGTTATACTCTCTAGGTTAAGTAAATGAGAAAGTACATTCAATTGACCCTTCCTAAAGTACATATCATCAGGATCTTTAGTAGCTTCTATGCTGTTAATATTAGTAAAGTTACTATTAAAATCCTCCATAAGTTGCTTCCAACCTACTTCTGAGAATAAACTAAAGTAGTTATCGTAGTATTCTTCTGTTTCTCTGTCCACTTGAGGCCTCTTAGGTTGTCTCCTTAGTATACCTATTATTATACCATACTTTTACTCAAAAGTCAAGCTTTATTTATACTTTTGGTACTATTACCACTCTTAGGCTTCTCTAGGGTGGCTACTTTAGCTTCTAAAGCCTTAACACGGGATTCCATAGACTCAAAAGCAGCGTTTATCTCATGTAAAAACTTGTTCATCTCAGTCTGTGTCATTAGCATTTTTGGCTTTCCTTTCGATCACGGTAGGTTATTAATAATATAAGTGAGTACTGTATCATCCTTCAAACCTAACTGCATTCTCTACGCTAAGGCTGTACTTATCGCCGTTAGGAGCAGGAACGTCTAAGCTATGTGATACCTTCAGAGCCAACTCTGGGAGGCTGGATTCGTTTATGATGTAATCCGTTATGGTGGCCGTTAATATCAATGAGCCGTCTAAACCAACAATCCTGAGTGCCGAGAATGGCGATAGATCAATTGCGCTTAAGCTCCAGTTAGAGTCAATAGGGTGGCCCAGCACAATGAACTTAGTATCATCAAAGGACTCTACATTCTCTCGGTCTTTGTCTAGCAACTGAAACTGGCCTTTATTGGGTATGAAGTCCCTGTGCATTCCCGTTACCTTGTAGTCAACGTAGCGGTACTCGTGGCTCTTAAACAAGCCAGCCGCCAGCGTGGTGACATCTAGCTCTATTGCCGCTAGCCGCGTGGCAACCTCCTCACGGTTAACAAGCAAAGTACTTCCAGCTACAACAATGCCAGAGCCGTCCCCAACAAATGCATTAGCCGTCACAGTCCCAGAGAAGCTAGAGTTGCCTCCTATCTTAGCGCCAACAAAGACAGGATCAGCTAGGGCAGTAACCCAAAGCTCGTCACCAAATCTTTGTATGGTGTTCTTGCCTGTCTCTGCACTTATGTCAGTAAAGAAAGTGTTTGCATCAATCTTCTGGTCTAGGTAGGAATCTACGTCACTACGAGAGGAGGCTTCCTTGCCGACCTCTACCAAAACCTCGTTGTGAGTTGCAAGACCAGAGCCATTGATGTTGATCCCTTGGAAGTCA